TGTTACTCCTGACGCCGGTGATCTACTTGTTAATATTGCCATTTTAAAGTTTTTTTAATAAATATTTTAATTTTGGAAATCATATTTTTCCCCATCCATAAAATCAAAATATATATTATCTTGAAATTGTTTTGGTTCTTCTATTATGAATTTACAAGTTTTATTATAATTTGAAAAATGTATATTGTATTCACCATAATAAAAATCGGTGATATATGTGTAGGGAATTGTATGAGTTCCTATGTTAATGGATCCTCCGGTTACAGGATAAAAAGTAATATTGGCGACTTGACCATTATAATTCGTACTTGATATTACTATTGAAAAATTCATAATTAATTAATATTAAGGCACGTCCTCACAATTTAAGATTAAATTTTGATTATCTTCAGTTAATAAATTATCGATTCCATCTTCAGACAAATAACAAAAATCAGGTATTGGAAAAACTTCAATTAAAATATCACAAGGAGGTATTATAACTTTTGGTTTAGGTGTAGGTAAAGGTTTTTCTGATTTATTCTGTTTTATTGGTATTTTGTCGGCCTCTAAAACTTTTACATTATAAATCCCTTGACCGGGAACGTTTAATCTACTCCCGCCAAAAACATTTCCCGATCTTGCTCTTCTTGATAAACCCATAATATTATATAAATATTATCTACGTCCAAATAACCAAGAATATTTTAGATAATCGTCTCTACTAATTTGTTCGTTTCTAAGATTTGACCTATCTGTGTTGACAGGTATGACTGGATTAAAAGATAATCGTTCCGTTATTGTTTCATTATTACTAACCGACCAAGAATTTATCATCGCTTTGGCCTGTTCAGATACTTTAGTTAGATTACTAAAAGAAGATTCTGCAACGTATGTTGCCATTGAAATAGACATAATTAAATCATCGTGATGTCCTTTTTGATGGTCAGGTCTTCCATTTATATAAATAAATGTATTCATTTCATTGAATAATCTACTACTATAAATTTTAAATTCGTGTCTTAAAGCCTCTTCGTATGACGCAATTATTTGAACTCGTTTGTTATTAAAATTAATTCCTGGTATTTTTTCGGCTGATTTTGGAACATATTTCCATTTATTTGTAATATCTACCCCATCAACGTACAAATCCTTATATCCCATCTCTTGTAGTTTTCTTGATGTTGATACTCCCATTCCTCCTGTTATATCGACAACTACATAAGCAGAATACATACTAGCCCATTTAAAACAAATTTCTGCCATATTATCAGGTGGTAATTTTCCAATATATTCAGCAACTTGTTCTCTCTCATCAAAATCAATAATTTGAAAACAACTAAAATCCTCACTATCACCTCTACTAACGTCAACACCCATAACATATCTATGACCAATAACAGGTTCTTTCCATATCCATAGAGAATTTCCTATCATTCTATTGACCGGCTCTTTAACATATGTTTCGTGTATTTTTTGTAATAGTTTTGAATCAAAAACGTTATCACCTGACCCTAAAAAATTACACTCTAACTCTTGTGATACTTTACGTTTGTCAAATTTTAATTTTTTAACCATCCTCTCAAACCAATCAGAACAAGGCTTAAAACCTTCACTCATTAGTTTTTTAGCTTCGTCAAAATTTCTACTATCAAAATCTATATTAGACCAACTAATAACTTCATTATCTCTATAATCTTCTTTATTTAAAAGATAATGAACAATATCGTCAGTTTTAACAAAGTATAAATCCTTGGTATATCTAGGGTCTCTGAACCAAAACATTTCAGAAATTTTGAAGTCATTCATACTTCTTAATGCTTGGTCGTAAATCTCATAGTAAATTGGGTCAAATCCATTTGGTGTAGAAATTACAATAACTTTACCACCTGTAGATAGGGACGCCATACAAGCAGCCCAAAAATCACTATCAGCATCGATAAATGCCGCCTCATCAAATATAAGTATTGTCGGTGTAAAACCTCTTAACGCATCCTTTGATGTTGCAACCGCCTTAACCTCACAATTATTTGTTAATTTGTAATGTTTTTGTGAGTTTTTTTCGGGTGAAAAATCAACACCAGTCCAAGAAGGCCATTGAGAAACAAAGGATCTAATTTTATTCGCCATCTCTTGGGATGTATCGAGTTTGTTTGCAATTATAAGTATTTTTTCAGGTTTTGTTTTTTGAGCTAAAACTAATTTTTTAGAAGCCCAAGCAGCTGTAACCGTTGATACTCCTGCCTGTCTATATTTTAAAGCAATATTTTCATTATAGTTTTCAAAATCTTCAAGTAATGAAATTTGGTCAGGAAATAATTCTAATGGAACGTATTTTGATACGGTATTATCGTAAGTTTGTAAATAAGTACGAAGTGCGTAAGGAGTATCCTTTACGCACTTCACATATTCTAATAAAACTTGTTCTTTAGTTAAAGACATATTTAATTTTCATCATCCAACCAACTCATATCCTCATCCCAATTATCCTCATCTTCTTCATTATCTTTTTTAGGTGGTTCAGGAGATTTATATTGTTTCTTTTCAAGATAAGAAGGGTTTTGACCCATAGTTTTCATTAATTTTCTTGATTTTTCAACCAAACTTTCAATATATGTTTTAGCAAAATCTGAAGATAACCCTAAAGTGAACAAAGATTTTGTTAATTCTAATAATTTTTCATATTTTTCTTCAGAAATGAATTTTAACACAAATGGAGTTAAATCTCTTTGTTCTTGGACATCGGTAACTATTTGTTTAAAAATATTATAAAATTCTTCATAGAATTTTTCACTATAAGCCAAATCATAAGCCTCAATTTCTAGTGAAGTTGATTGTTTTTTAGCTAGTTGACCTTTTTCATTATCGGTTCCACCTGCGGAAGTAAAGAACATAATGACGCCTTTAATTAATTCGTGAATAATTAAAGGGAATGTCATAGCTCTTGCTTTAATAATGAAAGGACCTTCAGATTTTGGTTTGTTAGGTTCTTGATTTGGTTGTTTGAACTCTTTTTCAGGTTCTTCATTTTCCTCTTCATTATCTTCACTTTGACTTGATGATTGACTAGGTGGGACAACTTGTATTTGACCAATTTGACCTCCACCTGAAGAACCTATAGAACCAACATCATAATATAACCAATTTAAATGAACCATTATTGGTTGTATTATATTTGATATTTGTAATAATCTTTCTCCGTCAGGTAAATCCAATATTTTATCTTTACATATTTCATACGCATTATCATAATAAATTGACATTCCTCGTCTAAATAAATTAATAATCATTCTCCTTGAAACTTCGTCAGAAAATTCCTTTTTAGCCTCTTTTTTTGTTTCGTCAGACATTTTAAAAGTTGAGTCGATAGCTTCTTTAGCTTTCGATTCATCAAAATCCGCACCCATTTCCTCAAAATCTTTTTTAAGTTGTTCTAACTTTTCTTTCTTTTCTTTGTCTATATTGGCGAATTTCTTTAAAATCTCATCTTCCGATACGTTCTCAACTCTATTTTTCATTCCTTCAAGTTTACTTAAAAAACCTGAAAATTTACCATCTAATTTTAATTTCTTATCAAAAAAAGCTCTATCAATACCCATCGCCTTTTCAACCGATTCTGTGGCAATTTCTTCTAATTCTGTTTGGTATTGATATTGTAAACTTGTTAATTCATTTAATAGTTCTCCAACTAATGAATATAATGAAGAAAATGCCGTTTGAGCATCTTTTTTAAGGTTTCTATTTGCGGTCGTTAAAGATCTTTCCACACCGGAATAATTACCCAATAATGATTCCATTTTTTTTATCGAGCTTTTAAACGCTTCAGAAGTAAAAAAATCAACTTGTTCTTGAGTCAAACCCAATTGACTCAAAGGAGTTTTTCCTCCTTCTATTTTAGTTTGAATTCCTCTACTAGGTCTAGCTCCACCAACTTCTTCAGGGTCAAAACTCATAGGAACATCTTCAGATAAAAATTGCCTAATTTCATTTAAAACATTCTTTTCAATTTTGGTTAAACCCTCATTGTTTAATTTTTTTTCTAAAGTTTTTCCAACTTTCTTAATCTCACTAATTCAGTATCGGGTTGTAAAGGACTATTTTCTCTAATTAAATTAATTAAATCTCTTTTAGTCATTTTAGGATATAGTTCAGATTCTATAATAGAATTGATACTTTCCTCAATTGAAACTCCCATACCTATTTCAGGTATTTTATTCTCCAAACCTTTATTATACGCTTTACCAACCATATCTAGATAACCTTCTTTAGTTTCTTTTCTTTTTGGTAAACCTTTGTGTTTGGTTGATGCAAAATCTTTAACATCTTTTTTTGACATTTCATCAGCAGCTTCACCGGCCTTACCTTTTTTAGGTAATTTACCTTTTTGCATTGCCCTAACAACACCAAAAAATTCTTGTTGTTTTTTAGATACTGATTTTTCATCCATTTCACCATCAATGTTTTCAGTTTCTTTCATTGGGGTTACCTTTGTTTGTCCGCCTGTTGTGTCAATTTCAACACCATTTATCATAGTTTTTTTACCTGGCTCAACTTTATAAGTTGTCATAACTTTATCAACTTTTGTAGTATTTTGAGGTAAAGTCTGTTCTTTAGTTTCTTGTTTTTTCTTTTTTCCGCAATCACATTTTTTACATTCAGGACCACAAGGACAAGTATCTTTATCACATCCACAAGGACATTTTTCTTTTTTAGACTCAATTAGTCTTTTATACATAGAATTAGTTTGACCTTCATTCAAACCTGTCACTAAATCTATACTTAAACCATTTTTAATAAGGAATAATTTTTTTTCGTTATTTTTCATATACTACTTTTTTTTCAAATTCAAGAACAATATCTCGTTCATACAATTTATTTTTAACAGATTCCTCAGTTTCTCCAAAATGAAATACTAATCTTTTAACGTGGTTAAAATTAACACTTGTATCGTTATCGTCATTTTCCCAAGATAATGCAATTACATTATCAATTGAGTCGACCATTGAAAACCAATCTGATTTCTGAATTACTGACAAAGTTAATGAATTATTTTTTAATACTCCAACTTTTTTTATATGTTCTAAATCAGGAGGTGATGGATATCCATTTGCCGGTTTTGATTCCCAAGAATCTCCCCAAACACCCTCCAAATTATCTGAGAAAATAAATTCGTATATATTATCTCCTTTATAATTAGGACCTAATTCATTAACATAAATTAAGTGATTCATATTGTATTCCCGTCAGGTGAAATTTTTACTTCTTTATTACCAACTCTAACAACTATATTGTTTTTATTAGTTTTACCTAATAATTTTGTGTTTTTATTTTCAGTTAATAATTTTGTTACCGCAACTTCTTGAACAATATTTTCAGATAATTGTTTAATTTTCTTAATCAATTCTTTTTTATTTGGTTGTTTTTGTTCCTGTAACATTTTTTTATCCTTTTCGTCTAATTTAAAATATTTTTTTAAAATAGAATCAACCTTAGATTCTGAGAATAATGAATCCATTTCCATTTCATCATCGGACATTCTATAATTATGTCTATTTCTTCTATTACGCATTCTAGCTTCAGGATCATCTGAAGGGTCAGGATTTTTAAATGGATCGAAGTCAGGATTAATATCAGGTCTAGTCGGAGTTTCTGGTTTTGTTTCAGGTTTTGTTAAAATATCATCATCTTCATCACCATATTCTTTAGGTCCTGAATTTTTTAAAAATCTATAAAATCTATCATCTTCAAAATCTTCATCTTCACCAAAAACATAATCTATTTTCTTTTCAATATCTTTTTCATCAAAAGATTCTCCCATTTCTTCTGTTTCAGGTTCTTCAGATGGAGGTTGCGGCTCTTCAACGGAAACTTCCTCATCATCCATACTTTCCATACCACTTAAATCGGTTTCTTCCCCACCCAAATCTTCACCTTCAAACTTAGTCATAATTTCTTCTTTATCTTCATCTTCTAACTTATCTAAGTTTAATGCCGATAATATTGAATTTATAACGTATTTCACATCTTTAGATGACATTTCTTGTTCTTCGTCTGAAGATAACACTCTTAATTTTTGTCCTAATTTTCCTGTTAATTTTTGGATGGTTTTAAAAGTCACTTTTTCATCTGGTTTATCCTCACCTTCCACATCAGTATCAGGTTCAGGAAGTTCTTCCATATCCATATCAGGTTCATCAATAGAAGGTTCTTCTAAAGGAACTTCATCTTGAGGAGCTGGAGCGGGTGGTGCAGGTGCCGGTGATGGTGCCGGTGCTGGTGGTGGGGTGTTAGGGTTAGCTTGTTCCTTAGTATCTAATTTAAGATAATATTTTTTGTCTTTTTCATCTATTTCACTTTCATAAAACAATGAAACATTTTTCTTATTACCGGTTACAGAATTAACTTCTTTAACTATTAAATTTAATCTTTTTAAAGCTTGGGAATATGAAGAATAGTATTTTCTATTTTTCATAGGTTCTATATAATCAGAAACATTTTCGGAAATTTGTTTTTTAATAACATATCCGTTTTTTTCTTTAACTATTTCATACTTATTACCATCGGGTAATACTTTACTATATTCGTTAGACGATGTTTCATTAATAGGGTTTGGTTTGTTTTCTTTATATCTAGCAATTTCCATTATCCTATTTATCTTATCCATTCCTTGAAGTTTTTCACTTCCAATTGGTCTTAAATTTCCCATTTTTTGTTTAATTTTAAAAAAATTATTTTTATATAAATATATCGTTAAATTAAATTGTTAATAAAAATATTACGTATATATTTGTGGGGGGTTTATTTTATCTGATTTTACCACTTTTAACGCCAAATCACCAGTACCCCATTTGGTGGTTGCCAAACATTTTGCTAAATTCTCAGCACCGATATTATTTTTTAAACCATCAACCAAACAAGAGTAATAACCATTAGTTATTGTTTTAACGGTTGCCTCAACTCCGTAATTAGGTTTAGAATAATTTTTAACACCAACTTTATTATAATTAGTCATATCAGGGTCAGACTTCAATTTCATAGTTGTATTAAAAGGGTTATTTGTCGCTTTACCCCCTTCCGCTTGTCTCCAAGAATAGAAAAATTTTAAATTTTCGTCAGTAATCGGAGCGTTAATACCTTTTAAAATTTGTTCATAAAATTCTTTATCATTACCCACATTAATTTTACTAAAATCAGATTGAACTTGTAAACCGCTCAAGTCAGAGTCTTTAAATCCTTTTAATAGAAGTAGCGATGCAAGATAATCAATATCACCACTATCTAATTTACCATCATCACCTAACCCGTATTGTTTTTTAAAATTTTTAACCGCGGTTTCAGTTTCAGGACCAAATAATCCATCAATACCCCATTTAGGTAATGAAAATCCTAAAAATTGTAATGCCGATTGTAACATTTTAACAGAATCATCGTACGGAATTTTTCCGTATTTTGACATATTCTCAAAAGAACTCCCTTTGGAAGCAATTTGAATTATGTTCTTTATAAAGTTAGATTCATCTAGTGTCTTTATTAATTGGTCATTTGTTATTTTTGAAAATTCAGAATTTTGATTTTTTAGTGTTTGTATAATTTCTGATATTTTTGATTCGTATTTTTTAATAGGTGTCGTGATTTCATTTGATTTCCCATCAAAAATAGTTTCAGAGTTTTTAAGTAAATCTTTTAAGTCATTTCCATAAGGTAAACCTATATGAACGTGAGTCATTGTTGGTCCATCTAACCATTCTGAAATTTCTCCAATAACATCTCCAACTTTAATTTCTTGACCTCTTTCTAAAGAAACATTTTTTAAATGTGTATAAAAAATATCGGGAAATCCTTCTGAACCTTTAACGGTAACTTGCGTCCCATAAACTTTACCCTTTTTTTTACCGGTATCCTTTATTTTAGAAACCACACCATTTGTATACGATGTTACAACGGTTCCGGGAGGCGCAAAAACGTCCCAAGCATTATCTGACTGCCAATTACCAAAAGCTCTTTTCCTGTGATTTGTGGGTCCGTTTTCTAAATCTACTTTGAAAACATTACCTATAGTAGTTGTAGCTTCTTTCAAGGTCAGTTTATCATCCATATTTTGATTATCAAAATCGAATAATTTTTGTATATAACCATTTCTTCTCAATACTTTAAAAACAAGATTTTCATCTGAATATTCTCCCCCTTTTTCTAAACCACAACTTCTATATTTTTTTATTTTTTCTTTATATTTACTAATTATTTTTTTTGCATCTTCTAAATTTTCATCTTTAGCCGATTCAATAACAGAATCAATAATATCCATCCATTGTTTAGATTTATCTTTAATCAATTCTTTATTGATTTTAAAATCTTCTTTTTTAGGTTCGACCACCCATTCATCATTTAATACTGAATAAATTCCCGTACTTGTATGAGATTCTGTATCATCTTGAACATATAATTCAACATCATAACCATATATTTTAATGTCGTGTTTATCATTAAACACCGCCTTTTTTAATTTAAAAAGTTCTTCATAAAGTGGTAGTGATTTTTTTGAAAACTGACCAAAATCGGCCATAATATGTAAATCAATATCAGAAAATTTAGACCAATTATAATTAGAAATTGAACCTGTAATTATTATATCTGAAACAACAATGTCTACTTTTAGAAATTCTATGAATTGATAGGCAATTTCTAACAACCTTTTCCTAATTTCAGGATTTAATTTAGTCGTTTCATCTTTTTCAGATTTTTCCCAAAATTTAGGATTTAGATTATTTTGAATATTGAAGCTTTTAAGTATTGAATTAAAATTGTCCATACAAATAAATATCCTAATTATGTCAATTTTCTATATTTAAATGTTTTTGATATTTTACTTGAAAAGAACTTTCCTTGGGATTCTGACATTCTAAACTGAGTATATAGTTGATGAGGGACTTCATCATACTCGTACTTTAGTCCACTTTTAAATTCTACTATTAATTTTTTTGTTTCAGTATCATATTCTGTTTTCGATAGATTACTAGAATCGATTTCATTAATAATTTTGGTTCCTGATATTGTTTCTTTTTTTATTCCCATAATTTTTATTTTAAAAATAATAAACCCCCGAACTTTGTCGAGGGTTTATTTTTATTTTTCCAATTTTTTAATCTTATCTCTAAGTTTTATTGAATCTTCAAAATTTTCGTTTTTAATTGAATCCTCAAGTTCTTTTCTAAGTTTTTCAATTTCAGATTTGTTAGTTTCCAATTTTTTAATTTGGTCTCTAACTTCACAAGCTTTTTCAAAGTCTTGATTTTTAATTAAAGTATCAAGTTCTTTTTTAAGTGATGAAACTTTTTTAGATTCAGATACTACCGGTGTATTTGATTCATTACCGAATCTAATAAAACTAACTGAAGAATACGAACCATCAGGAGTTTGATATACGGTCTTAGTCCATTCACCATTTTCATCAACACCACTTTCAGTTTTAGTTTCTCCCATAACTTTGTTTAAAGGATAAGTGTAACTTACATAATTAGAGAAGAAATCTCTCATCACTTCATCCAAATTTTTTAAATAATTAAATTTGCTCATTTTTTTGTTTTTTATTTTGTTTATTTTTTTGCTCGACACTACTAAATATATGCCAAAACATTTAATTGTAAATTGTATGACAAAATGTCATAATAAATTTTGTAAATATGACATATTATCAAATGTTGAAAAATCTAATTTGATTTATTATACTTATAAAAAAATAAAGATATGATAGAATCTGCGGAAAATAGTGGTAAGAATAAAGGTAAAGGTGAAGGAACTTCCAATACACCTGTATTAGATAACTTTAGTAGGGATTTAATAAAATTAGCCGAGGAAGGTAAATTAGACCCTGTTATTGGTAGGGAAAGAGAGATTAATAGAATAGCTCAAATCCTATCAAGAAGAAAGAAAAATAACCCAATTATTATTGGTGAACCAGGTTGTGGTAAAACCGCGATAATTGAAGGATTGGCAATTAAAATCCAAAATGGAGATTGCCCAAGAAACTTAATGGATAAGAAAATTGTTTCCTTAGATATGACATCTATTGTTGCAGGAACAAAATATAGGGGTCAATTTGAAGAGAGGATGAAAGTTATTATTGAAGAACTTCAGTCAAATTCAAACATTATTGTGTTTATTGATGAAATACACACAATTGTTGGGGCGGGTAATACTTCAGGTTCTTTAGACGCTTCAAATATATTTAAACCCGCGTTAGCGAGAGGTGAAATACAATGTGTTGGAGCAACTACCCTTGATGAGTATAGAAAGAATTTTGAAAAAGATGGTGCTTTAGAAAGAAGATTCCAAAAAGTAATTGTTGACGCGGCAACTAAAGAAGAGACGTTACAAATTTTACAAAACGCTAAAGAAAAATATGAATCCTATCATAATGTTTATTATAATGATGAAATATTAAAATTATGTGTGGAATTGGCTGAAAGATATATTACAGATAGAGAATTTCCAGATAAAGCATTCGATATTATTGATGAAGTTGGCGCAAGAAGTCAGGTAGATATTAAATTACCTGAAATTATTGAGAAGTTAAAATCAGAAGCTCAGGATGTTAAACTCGAAAAATTAGATGTGGTTAAAAAACAGAACTATGAACTAGCGGCGTCTTTAAGAGATAAAGAAAGAAAGATTTTAGATAAATTAGAATCAGAGAAAAAGAAGTTTGAGACGGAATTACAGATTCAGAAAAAAGAAGTGACCGATGATTTGGTTTACGATGTGGTTTCAAATATGACTAAAATACCTATTACTAAATTAAATTCTGATGAAACCAAAAATTTAATTAGTTTGGCGGATAATATTAATAGTAAAGTTATTGGTCAGTCTGAGGCGGTTTTAAAAATTGCAAAATCAATTAGAAGAAATAGATTAGGTATTAGAGAACCAAATAAACCAATCGGGTCATTTATATTCTTAGGTTCAACAGGTGTGGGTAAAACTCATTTAGCAAAACAACTAGCCAAAGAAATTTTTGGTAGTGAAGAAAACTTAATTAGAGTTGATATGAGTGAATACCAAGAAAAACACACCATAACAAGACTAATTGGAGCACCCCCTTCTTATGTTGGGTATGAAGATGGTGGACAATTAACAGAACTGGTAAAAAATAAACCTTATTCAGTTATTCTTTTTGATGAGGTTGAGAAAGCTCACAAAGATATTTTCTCAGTATTATTACAATTATTGGACGATGGTCATATCACAGATAGTCTTGGTAGAAAAATCAATTTTAAAAATTGTTTGATTATTATGACATCAAACTTGGGGGTTAAAAAACTACAGGATTTCGGAACAGGGGTAGGGTTTAAATCTTCTACATCAACATATGTTCAAGAAGAACAG